GGGCGATACATCCACATATCACTACGTGGACAATCTCGCGCGAGCGGTTCGATATACGACAAGACAGCTAGTCGATCTGATCCCTAAGATCTATGACACGGAACGCGTTGCACGCATCGTCGGGCTAGATGGTGAAGTGGATATGGTGAAAATCAATCCAAATCAGCCGGAACCCGTGCGCGTCATCAAGGATCCAATCACAGGTCTGGACATTGAGAAGATCTACAATCCGTCAATTGGTGTCTACGATGTGGTTGTAACGACAGGCCCAAGCTACGCAACCAAGCGCCAAGAGGCGATGGAAGCGATGCAGATGATCTTGCAGACCAACCCGCAGCTCTGGGGCGTGGCAGGCGATCTGTTCATCAAGAACATGGATTGGCCTGGGGCGCAGGAAATGGCGGCGCGCTTTGCCAAGACGCTCGATCCGAAGGTTCTGGATAACACAGATGAGTCGCCAGAAGCGCAGATGATGCGTGCTCAGATGAACGACATGGCGAACCAGATGCAGCAAACGGCGGCTCTGGTTCAGCAACTGCAACAGTCGTATGATATGCAGAAACTGGCGATTGACGAGCAGAACACGCAGATCAAGGCGTATGATGCTGAAACTAAAAGAATACAAGCTACTGCCGCAAACATGACCCCCGAGCAAATTCAAGAAATAGTAATGGGCACTATTGCCGCTGCTATGGATACTGGGGATATTGTTCCTTTAGGAATGACGCCGCAACGTAGTGTAGACGAAGCACAACAAGAGCTTGGGCTATGATAGACCAGAAAACAGCGCTAGAACTATTTGAATACCGCGAAGGTAAATTATATTGGCGGGTTTGCATAAATAGCCGCGCGCCCATAGGATCTGAGGCAGGCGCGTATAATCCACATAATAAACGGCGTTCTGTGCGTATTAAAGGTAAAAAATACTATACGCACAGACTTATATTTTTAATTCATCACGGATACATGCCGCTTGAAGTAGACCACATAGACGCGGATAGACATAATAATCAAATTGAAAACTTACGTGCTGCTACATCGGCGCAAAATCAACGTAATAAACCATTACAACGTAATAATACCTCAGGGCATAAAAATGTCCGTTGGGCTAACGGTAAATGGGCGGTAGAATTAAAAATAAACGGAAAAGCAAAATATTTTGGCCGTTTTGAAGATTTAGAACTGGCGGCTCTTATGGCCTCTGAAGTTAGAGACAAATATCACGGAGAATTTGCACGTCATGGCTAACTCAGATATGGCCGATTTTATTGGACGACTGTTCCTCGCGCGAGACGTTGTTCATTCAGTCCATTTGAATACAAGGAGTTACGCCAAACACAAGGCTTTAGGCGGCTTTTACGGTAAAATAATTGATCTTGCTGATGACGTTGCGGAGAGTTTTCAAGGCAGACATGGACTGATCGGCCCGATAACGCTCCATTCGGCCAAGAAAACCAACAATGTTATTGAGTTTCTTGAAGATTCGCTAAAAGACGTTGAAGATATGCGGTATAAGGTCTGTGACAAGGACGATACGGCGATTCAGAACATTATCGACGGTATCGTAGACTTATACCTATCAACACTGTATAAATTGAAATTCCTAGCGTGAGGAAATCATGGCATATGCTCTAAATCTTACGGCCACTTCGCAAGTTAAAATAGGGCTTGCCAAGGTTAAAGGCGTTTTCGTCTCTAGCGGCACAACACCGACCATTGCAATCTATGACTCGGCTACGGCTTCGACCTCAGATCCTGTTGTTGTATCCACTTTTACGAGCGCAGTTCCAAACAATTATCTGTTTGCGCCTGAAGGTGTCACTTTAAGCAAGGGTCTTTATGTTGTCTTAGGCGGCACAAATCCGAATGTGACGATCTTCTACGAGTAATCTAAATGGCCTTTATTTATAATCTTACTGACTCTTGGACAGATGCAGCGACTACGTGGAACGGCATTAAATTAGCCGTTACCAACACGGCGTCTAGTGCGTCGTCTAATTTGCTGAATCTGACCGTTACAGGGGCCACAACGGCCTCTTTTGTTGTCGATAAGAGCGGTAATTTAGCTCTAAACGGCACTGTCAATAAGATTACGTTTACAGCTCCAGCGACCGGCGCAACGCTGACGCTGGCTGATAACTCTACTTTTGTAACGTCTGGCGCTTATTCGAGCACTTTCACCTTCACTGGCGCGACCACACTGACGTTCCCAACGAGCGGCACGGTCACGGCGCTCGGTAATTCGACAACAGGCTCTGGCGCTATCGTATTGGCGTCCTCCCCGACGCTTGTAACGCCTAATCTTGGCACACCGTCGTCGGCTACGCTGACAAATGCTACTGGTTTGCCGATCTCCACGGGCGTAAGTGGTCTTGGCACAGGCGTCTCGACGGCTCTGGCTGTCAATGTCGGCTCTGCGGGGGCGCTTGTTACATTTGATGGCGCGCTTGGCACACCAGCGTCAGGAAACCTATCAAACTGCACGGGTTATCCGGCAGGTAGCATCACAGGACTTGGCGCAGGTGTAGCCACATGGCTCGCAACGCCATCTAGCGCCAATTTAGCGGCTGCGGTTACAGATGAAACAGGTTCTGGAAGCCTTGTATTCGCTACCAGCCCAACACTTGTCACTCCTGCACTTGGGACGCCCTCTTCGGCGACACTGACAAATGCGACGGGGCTACCTATTAGCACAGGCGTTAGCGGCCTTGGGACAGGTGTTGCGACGTTCTTGGCGACGCCATCGAGCGCGAATCTCGCGTCGGCTGTCACTGATGAGACGGGATCTGGGGCTTTAGTATTTGGCACAAGCCCGACGATTGGTTCGCCAACGATTACTGGCACGGCGACATTTAATGGCTCTACGTCGGGGACTGTTGCTTTTAAAGCGCCTGCTATCGCTGGAACAACGACATTTACGCTGCCTGCGGGCAATGGCACGTCAGGCTATGTGCTTGTCACTGACGGCCTTGGCAACACGTCTTGGGCCGTATCGGGCGGCGCGGCAGGTAACGCCGCTGGGCTTAACAAGAACGTTCAGTTTAACGACGGCGGCAATATGGCGGGTAATGCCGCCTTTAATTTTGATAAAGCCACCGCTAATTTAGCGCTTGGCATCGCTTCAACAACAACCGGCAGTCTGTCATTTTATAATTCTGCTAGTGCTAATGCGACAACGATTCAAGGTGGCAACGCCTCGTCTGCGGTGACATATACGCTGCCAACAGCGGCTCCTGCGTCTAACGGCTATATTCTGTCGTCTACGACAGGTGGCACGCTGTCTTGGGCTAACCCAACGGCGCTCGGCGTCGATCTGGATGTCGGCACAACGGCTATTACAGGCGGCACGTCGGGCCGTATTCTTTATGATAACGCAGGCGTATTAGGTGAGCTTGCTACAACAGGCACAGGTAATGTTGTTTTAGCGACATCTCCAACGCTTGTTACTCCGGCGCTTGGAACCCCTACGTCAGGTGATTTTTCTACAGGCACATTTACTTGGCCCACGTTTAATCAAAATACGTCAGGAACTGCTGCTGGATTATCATCTACATTAGCTGTTGCATCTGGCGGCACAGGGCTGACAAGCGGAACATCTGGTGGCGTTCTTTACTATAGCGCGACCGGCACTCTCGCATCTTCGGCGGCTCTTACAGCGAGTGCTCTTGTTATCGGCGGCGGCGCAGGCGTAGCGCCTTCAACCACAACAACTGGCACAGGCATCCTGACATTTTTAGGAACGCCGTCATCAGCCAATCTTGCTGCGGCTGTTACGGATGAGACAGGCACAGGCTCGCTTGTCTTCTCTAATAGCCCGACATTTAACGACGATATCACGCTCGGCGTCGCTTCTACTGCTACAGGCGCGGCCAAGTTTGTGGGCTCGACTTCTGGTCTTGTAACGCTGTCTGTTGCTGATGCGGCTGGCACATGGACAATGAAGCTGCCGACGACCGCCGGAACAAATGGAAATGTTCTTGTTACAGATGGTTCTGGCAATACGTCTTGGTCAGGAGCTGGTACTGGCGATGTTGTTGGCCCTGCGTCAGCTACTAATAACGCAATCGTTCGATTTGATACTACGACAGGCAAGCTAGTTCAAGATTCTGCCGTTACTATCGCGGACACGACTGGCGATATTTCTACGCCAGGCACGCTCGTTATGGGCAGCAGCTTCAAGAGAAACCGACTGATAAATGGCAATATGTATATAGCTCAAAGAGCTACATCAGCGACGGTTACGGCAGGAACGGCTGTTCCGACAGCTTCTACTGGTTATCCTTGCGTAGACAGATGGTTTGTCTATAGCACTGGCGCGAACGTCACAGCGGCTCAAGTCGCTGGGTCTGGTAGCAACAGAAGCGTATTAAGAATAACTGGCGCTGCATCTGTCACGGCAGTTGGTATCGGACAGCGCATCGAACAGCTTAACAGCTTTGACATGGCTGGTCAGACAGCAACGCTTTCTGTTGAGCTTGCTAATTCTCTTTTAACAACTGTTACATGGACAGCCAGTTACGCCACGACCGACGATACGTTCGGCACTATTGGAACGCCAACCAAGACTCAGATTGCTACTGGCACATTCACCGTAAACAGCACCTTGACGCGCTATACAACCAATATCTCTATTCCTGCGGCAGCTACAACCGGCATTGAAATCCTGTTCACCGTCGGCGCTCAGACAAGCGGCACTTGGGATGTTGACAACGTGCAGCTTGAGGTCGGCTCAGTCGCCACTCCGTATGAGCGGCAGATCTACTCCGACCAGTTGGTGCAATGTCAAAGATATTATCAGATAACAGCTCAACTTTCTGGCGCAACTCCTTCAGCAACAACTGTGAATGCTTGGGGGACAATATCACCAACCATGAGGGTTGCGCCCACACTTGGGCAAACAGGAGTTTTAAATTTTCAAGGTGATGGCACTAATAACGCAAATCAATCAGCTACGGGGCTAGGGTCAAATTTCTCCACCGCATATGCAATACTTCTTCTAGGAGTACCTAATTTTGCTGGTTTTACTACAGCAAGACCGGGAACCTTGGCTGTCCCTGGAAGTAACTCAAATTACATAACAATGTCTGCGGAGCTATAGATGACATATACACTTACATTGAATAGCTCAGTTACCCGCGATGCTGATGGCGCGTCTATTCCTGCCGACGAAGCCAATACAGACTATCAAGCCTATCTCGCTTGGGTAGCTGAAGGCAACGCGCCTAACCCATACGTCCCGCCGCCAGAACCAGCACCGCTAACGCCACAAGAGAAACTTGCGGCGGCGGGGCTAACGGTAGATGAATTAAAGACACTACTGGGTATTAGTTGACGATCAGACGCCTAAAGAGTAATAATACAGGTTACCGACTAGCCGGATAGCTAGGAAGATAGGAGGTCGCGTGAGCGACGAGGATCTCGCTACAGCGGAGATAAGCACCGCGCCAGAGTTGGAAGCTACGGTGGCCCCAACGACTGAGGAAAATAAACCGGAAGAACAGCCGCCCGAAAAGATGTTCACTCAAAAAGAGTTGGACGCTCTGATCGACAAGCGGTTTCGCAAAGAGAAGCTGAATGCGGCTAAAGCAGCCCAAGAGTTAGCTCAACTTCAGGCAGAATTGCAGGCTAAAGCTGCGACTCCGCCAGCGCCAGATGACTTTGAGAACGCTCAAGCCTATGCGGAAGCATTGGCGGAGCAAAAAGCTCAACAGCTTCTAGCGCGAAGAGAAGCAGAGCGACAACAAACGGCTGTTCTTGAGGCATATCAAGACCGTGAAGAAGATGCTCGGAGCAAGTATGATGACTTTGAACAGGTCGCATACAACCCGAATCTTCCCGTAACGGACTATATGGCTCAAGCGATACAGGCGTCCGATATTGGCCCCGAAGTGATCTATCACTTAGGGTCTAATCCTAAAGAAGCCCATCGAATAGCCAATTTGCCGCCGATCTTGCAAGCAAAGGAGATCGGTAGAATCGAGGCCAAACTGGCTTCTGATCCGCCGACAAAACGCACTTCAACTGCGCCAGCTCCTCTTGCTCCTGTCACGGCTACTCGGTCAAGCTCCGGCCCTAGATATGATACGACAGACCCTCGGTCACTGAAGTCGATGTCAACGTCAGAATGGATTGAAGCCGAACGGTTGCGACAGATCAAGAAGTGGGAAGCGCAAAACCGTAGGTAATTAAATCATGTCTAACTCGATTTTAACAATCGACATGATTACTCGCAAGGCTCTTGAGATCCTTGAGAATAGTCTTGTCCTCACGCGCACTGTAAACCGTCAGTATGACGACTCTTTCGCTGTAGAAGGCGCTAAGATCGGCTCGACCCTTCGCATCCGTCTTCCTGACCGCGCATTGGTCACGGACGGCGCTGCCCTTCAGGTTCAGGACGACAACGAGCAATACACCACGCTCACTGTTTCCAGCCAGAAGCACATCGGCGTGAACTTCACGACCGCCGAACTCACGATGCAGTTGGACGACTTCGCTGAACGTGTTCTGAAGCCTCGTATTTCGCAGCTCGCGTCTTCTATCGACGCCGACGTTGCAAACAGCTTCAAATACATCGGCAACTCGGTCGGCACCCCAGGCACCACGCCTGCTACGTCGCTCGTTTTGTTGCAAGCTCAACAGAAGCTCAACGAGAACGCTGCGGTTATGAGCCCACGTTATGCCACTGTTAACCCAGCCGCTAACGCTGCGTTAATCGAAGGCATGAAAGGTCTGTTCAACCCTGTTTCAGCTATCTCGAAGCAGTTCAAGAACGGCATGTTTGGTGAAGGCATCCTCGGCTACGACGAGCTGAATATGTCTCAGTCAATCAAGCAGTTCACGACCGGCTCACGCGCTGGCACCGTAACTGTCAATGCGACTGTCACGACCGAAGGTTCAACGACTGTTGTTCTGACGGGTCTTACGACCACGACGATCAAAGCTGGCGACGTGTTCACCATCGCTGACGTGTATGCTGTCAACCCACAGACCCGTGAGTCAACCGGCTCGCTGTATCAGTTCGTAGCTCTTGCTGACGTTACGGCGTCAACGACTGCTTCGGTTACTGTTCCTGCGATGTATTCGGCTTCTCAGGCTCTTGCTACGGTTGACGCTCTGCCAGTATCTGGCAAAGCGGTCACGTTCCTTGGCGCTGCCTCAACGCAGTATCCACAGAACTTGATCTATCATCGTGACGCGATCAGCTTCGCTACCGCCGATCTTCTGCTTCCGCAGGGTGTCGATATGGCAAGCCGTCAAGTCCACAATGGCATTTCGCTCCGCGTTGTTCGTCAGTATGACATCAACAATGATCGTCTGCCTTGCCGTATTGACGTGCTCTATGGCTACAGCGTGATTCGTCCGCAGATGGCCGTTCGCCTTTGGGGTTAAGTAAAAGGGGGCTAAAGCCCCCTTGTTCACCTATTATTGGAGTTTAATCCATGACTACAACTGCAAATGCGGCTTACCCGCTTGAGACGTTTGGCCCTTACGGCGCGCTTCCGAACGGCGAAGGTGGCTACCAGGTAGGTGACGGCAATCTGTCCGGCACCAATTTCATCAACACGCCAACCCCTGCGGCTATCCCCGCGGGCGCGGCTACGCTTACGGCTGCACAGGTCGTTGGTGGATTGATTCTTGGCAGCCCAGGCGCTTCAGCGGCAGCTTATACGCTTCCGACTGTTGCTAATCTTGAAGCCGAACTTATAGCGGTCGTTAAAGTTGGCGCAACCTTCGACTTCTCGATCATCAACGTCGATGGTTCCAGCTCTGGCGTTATCACTGTGACGACAAACACGGGTTGGTCAATCGGCACTTCTGGCAGTCAGGGTCTGATGACCATTGCGGCTGTTGCTGGAACGACACAGCGCTATCGCGCTCGTAAGACCAGTGCTACCACTTGGGCGCTTTACCGCATCTCGTAATAAAGGATAAAGGCAATGCCAAACACAAAACCTGTAGGTGTTGCCTTTTCTGATCCCGAACTCGTAAGTGGCACAACCATTACGGGCGCGACGATCAGCGGAGGCACTATCTCGGCTCCTACGATTACCGGCGCGACTCTGACGACAGCTACTGTCTCAGGCACGTTTACCTCGACGGCTACTACCGGCCCTGTTGTTGCTAACGCAACGGCTGGTCTGTATTTCCTGACTACTGCTATTACGGCTGGAACGACCACCACGACTGCCCCTGCGGGATCGTTGGCAACAACGACTAACGCTACGGGCGCTGGTAAACTGTTCACGTCAGTTGCGGGTAAATGGGAATTTCCAGTTCTCACCTAATTAAAATCGGCGGGCTACGGCCCGCCAATTAATAGAAAGCTACATATGGCTGTTATTTATTTGAAACACCCCGAACATGGGGTTAAAGTGGCGTGTCTCGACCTAGAGGCCGAAGCCGATATTGAGAACGGCTGGGAGAGGTTCGACCCAAATGACGACATATTCGTGTTACGATCAGATCGTGGGAGCGTTGAGGCTCCTCGGAGTGTTAGCCGAAGGCGAAACGCCCTCGTCAGAGACAGCGAATGACGCGCTATTTGCTCTGAATCAAATGATCGACAGTTGGAATACCGAACGACTGTCGGTGTTCTCAACTCAGGATCAGACCTTTCTTTGGCCCGCAGGCGAGAAAAACCGCACGCTAGGCCCGACCGGCGACTTCGTGGGCGAGCGCCCTGTATTGCTGGACGACTCTACCTACTTCCGCGACCCGCAGACCAACGTGTCTTACGGCATTAAATTTATCAATCAGCAACAATATAACGGCATTGCGGTTAAGACCGTAACGTCTACTTACCCACAGGTCATATTCACCAATATGACCTACCCGAACATTGATATGGTCATCTATCCAGTCCCTTTAAGACTGTTAGAATGGCATTTCATTTCAGTAGAAAAGCTGTCGCAGCCTGCTAATCTAGCAACGGCGATCCTTTTCCCGCCAGGGTATCTACGGGCGTTCCGTTACAATCTGGCTTGCGAGCTGGCCCCTGAGTTTGGCGTTGAGCCATCGCCTACGGTCAGCCGGATCGCTATGTATAGCAAGCGCAATCTGAAGCGCATCAATAACCCTGACGACATCATGGCGCTGCCTTACAGCATTGTCGGCACACGTCAGCGCTATAACATCTATGCGGGCAACTACTGATGGTCGCAACGCCTATTCTTGGCTCTAGTTATGTCACCCGCAGTCCAAATGCGGCTGACAACCGTATGGTTAATCTATTCCCTGAAGTTGTGCCTGAAGGCGGTAAGCAGCCTGCGTGGCTACAACGCGCGCCAGGGCTGCGCTTTCTTCAGACGTTAGGCGCAGGGCCAGTCCGTGGGCTTTGGACGTTTACAAGCGACACAATAGACCCGGCTCCTGGCGAGTCAGCGACAACGGCGTATGGCTATGCGGTATCCGCAACGACGCTTTATCGGATTGATTCTGACTGGAACTATACCGCGATAGGAACAATTTCCGGCTCTAGCCAAGTCAATATGACCGACAACGGGCGGCAGATGTTTATCGCTGCCGGAACGAACGGATATATTTACAATAGCACGTATAAAGAACTTGCATTTAACACGACCAACACAAGCACGACTGTATCGGGCGGCGACACGACGTATCTTTACCCTGGTCAGCCTGTGTCAGGGACGGGCATACCTACAGGCGCGACGGTTGCGAGCGTTACAAACGGAACTGATTTTGTTTTATCAGCCGCTGCGACTGCCACCAATACAGGCGTCACTCTGACATTTAGCCCTTTTCTAACGCAGCTTTCGGCTCCTTTTGCAGGCGCTGTCGGATGCGGCTTTTTGGATGGTTGGTTTGTCTATAACCAACCAGACAGTCAGATTTTCTGGGTTTTGGATTCAACAAGCACGACTGTCGATCCGCTTTACTTCGCCAGCGCTGAAGGTTCGCCAGACAATCTTGTCACGCTTATCGTAGACCATCGCGAAGTCTGGCTATTTGGCACAAACTCAGTCGAAGTCTGGTATGACGCCGGTTTGCCCGATTTTCCGTTAGCGCGTATCCAAGGCGCATTTAACGAAATAGGTTGTCTTGCGGCTTATTCAGTCGCCAAGCTCGACAACGGTCTGTTCTGGCTGGGCGCTGACGCGCGCGGTAACGGTATCGTCTACCGCTCTAAAGGTTATTCCGGCGAGCGCGTTTCGACTCATGCGGTCGAATGGCAAATCCAACAATATTCAACGCTGTCTGACGCTGTGGGCTACACCTATCAACAGGACGGCCATAGCTTCTATGTTCTTAACTTTCCTAACGCTAACACGACATGGGTTTATGACGTAGCGACAGGCGCTTGGCATGAGCGCGCTGGCTGGGAAAATAATGACTTTACCCGCACACGCGGGAATTGTCAGATGAACTTCAACAATGAGATCGTCATCGGCGACTACCGCACAGGCGAAATCTTTGCATATGACCCAACAATCTATTCAGAAGCAGGCACGACGCAAAAATGGCTACGCTCATGGCGTGCTCTGCCTACTGGCCAGAACGACCTAAATCGTTCGACGCAGCATAGTCTTCAGCTCGACTGTCAGGCAGGCGTCGGTCTTCCAGGCTACAGTCAGGAGGAAGTCAATGCTATTATTTATATTTATGACCGCAATGATGATTTCATTCTTGACCGCTTTGGGTCTGCATTAAAGATCCGCGACTACGCTCAATACTCAGTTACGATTGGTGCAGATCCACAGGTCATGCTGCGCTGGTCTGACGATGGCGGTCACACATGGTCAAATGAGCATTGGAAATCTATGGGTAAGATCGGTCAGACAGGCTACCGCACGATTTGGCGGCGTCTTGGCATGACACTCAAACTTCGCGATAGGGTCTACGAGATATCGGGCACTGACCCTGTTCAGATCGCCATCATGGGCGCTGAACTGCATGTGAGCCCGACCAATGCCTAATCTAGTTGATAACAACACTCAGATCCCCGCCGCTCGCGTCAAAATGAACGATGATGCTACGGGATTCGTTAACCGCCCATGGTATCGTTGGTTTTTTAATACCTACCAAGCTCTTGAAGCTGGACGGCGGTATGGGTCGTTTTATAGCACAACGACTTTTACGCCTGCCGCAATTAACACGGCGTATGCAATAACTTTTAATAATACGTTTACACGCGCTGACGGTTCAGATGTAACATACGGTGTCTATGTTGGCACACCAACGTCGCGTATTTATGTAGACAATACAGCTACTTATAATTTTCAGTTTTCGGCGCAGCTACAAAATATATCTGGGTCGGGGCATAGTGTTTTTATATGGCCACGCATTAACGGCATAAATGTTGATGATTCTGCTACGCAAGTAACTTTAGGCGGCGGGTCTAACGCGGCGGCTGTTGCGGCGTGGAATTTCGTGCTAAACCTTCAGACCGGTGATTATTTTGAACTTATATATTCGGTAGATAGCACAAACGTCAGAATACCTTATGTGGCTGCGTCTAGCCCCGTTCCCGCTATTCCTTCGGTCATCCTGACCGTTACAAGTTGTGTAGGTGTCTAAATGGCTGTTGTATCGCCCACCGCTAAAGCTCAGTTTATTGACGCCGCAGGCATACCGCTGGCAGGCGGTTTTCTCTATACTTATGAAGCTGGCACGACCACGCCGCAGGCGACCTACACGGACTCAACCGCAGCGACGGCGAACAGCAATCCTATTGTGTTGGATTCGCGTGGCGAAGCTAATATCTGGTTATCGTCAGCTAACTATAAATTTAAACTGACAAACTCCGAAGGCACTGAGATTTGGACGGTCGATAATATTGCCGCGCCATCTACGGCGTTGTCGCCGGTCTTTTCCAGTAACGTCACCATTTCTGCCAATACTTCTGGCCCAGCGCTTCTTGTCACGCAAACGGGCGCAGGCGCGGCTATTAGAGTGCAAGACTCCGCGGATCCTGACTCATCGCCATTTGTTGTTGACACGACAGGTCAGGTAGGTATTGGCACCGCAACACCCGCAAACGCTATTGACGTAGCTGGCGGCGCTATTCAGATCTCGACATCTGGCGGCGTATCCCGCACAGTTATGTCGGCGGATTCAACGGATTCTATATTCGATGTAAGTGACGACCGTAACTTTACGGTTAAGACTAACGCCGGAACGCGGCTTACTATTAACTCTAGCGGATCTACCTTTACTGGATCTGTTACGGCGACTAGCTTTACCGGCGCATGGGCGAATATACCGTCCGGCACGGCGATGTTGTTTGCTCAAACGACCGCTCCGACAGGCTGGACGAAATCAACAACGCACGACAACAAAGCGCTCCGCGTCGTATCTGGCGCAGCGTCGTCAGGCGGTTCGGTAGCTTTCACAACGGCTTTTGCGTCTCAAGCTGTCACTGGCACTGTTGCCAGCTATACGTTGACCGTGACTGATATCCCATTTCACAACCACAGCGCGTCAACTTCTGTGTCAGATAGCGGACATACTCATACATTCGGCGGCGTTATTACCCCTGGTGGTTCAGGTGGTCTTGCTGTTGGCGCTTCATATACTGGTAATACAACAGGCACTACAGGCACAGGAAATGCTAATTTGAGCGCATCAACTTCTATTGGCGGCACGGGCGGCAGCGGCGGTCACAGTCACGGCTTCAGCGCGCCAAGTATTAATCTTGCTGTTCAGTATGTAGACGTAATCATCGCAACGAAGAATTAACATGGAACTGAAAAACGGAACTTTTTGCCCTTTGATTAAGAAAGACTGCGTGCAACTCAAATGCGCGTGGTTTACATTGTTACGGGGCACAAACCCCAACACGGGCAAAGAAGTAGACGAGTGGGTTTGCGCTGTGGCGGCGCTACCTATGCTTCAGATTGAAGTCGCCAAAGAAGTCCGTCAGGGCGCAGCGGCAACTGAGTCTTTCCGTAATGAGGTCGTCGGCGTTGCACAGGCACCAACAGTTAGATTTTTAAGTAACTCATGATATAAGAGGCATTATGGCTGACCCGTTCACACTAGCCCTTTTAGGAAGCACCGC